TAGTTTTGTCTGAAAAAAGAAACTTGGGGGTCGCCTGTGATATAGACATCTTGGGCACCGACCGATACGAGGTCAATCAAAGCAGCTGACATATTTATTAATATAGTATATTAAAAAAATTGAGCTATAACGTATTAAGAAATATGGTTGTTTTTCAAGCTCTTACATGGGAAGCAAACGATGACCAAGATGATAATAAGCACTTGGTAAGTATATTTGGTAAAACGCGGGATGGTAAATCAGTCTGTCTTACTACCGAATTTAAACCTTACTTTTACGTTAAACTCCCGCGCCAAGATTCTAAATCATGGGCTTCTATATGGCACAATAAAATATGTAAACTGTGTCCTGACTTTAATATCGAATATGATATAGTTATGGCAAAGGATGTATGGGGATTTCAAAACAATGAGGAGTTTAGTTTTATGAGAATTATATTTGAAACTTTATCTGAACGTAGAACTACTTCGTATAAACTTAAAAAAACTTTACCTGATGAAGTTACTAAACTAAAGGTATTCGAATCTAATTTAGATCCCGTCCTGAGATTAATGCACTTGAGTGGTATACAGTCTACTGGATGGCTTGACTCTGGTGATGATTGTGAAGACAATAATATCGCAAATGTTGACATTGATAAATTTTGTTTGAACTGGGAAAAATTAAAACCTGTTGATAATCCCGAAACGGCACCTTTCGTTGTATGTTCTCTCGATATTGAATGTAATAGTTCAACTGGTAAGTTCCCTGATGCAAATATAGATGGAGACTGTTGTTTTCAGATCGCTGTATCTCTTTGTACATTCGGTAAAGATGTACCCTATGATAAGACCTGTTTCTGTTATAAAAAAACAGATGATGATTTAGAAGGTTGTACTATACTGAGTTATCCAAGTGAACGTGAAATGCTAGAAGCGTTTAGTGTTTACATAAAAAAAATGGATATTGATATAATAACTGGCTGGAATATATTTGGGTTTGATTTGCATTATATTATTACTCGCGCTAAGAAGTTGAAGTGTAGTTCTAATTTTTTTAATATGAGTAAATTTCGGGAATATACGTGTAGTATAAAACCAAAGAAACTTTCTTCAAGTGCCCTGGGTGATAACGAACTCAAATTATTACCTTTACCTGGTCGATTTATTTTTGATTTATTTCACGAAGTAAAAAAGGGTTATAAACTTGATTCCTATAAACTTGATAACGTATCTAAATTATATTTGGGTGATAACAAAATAGATATGCCCGTTAAGGAAATGTTTGCGCGTTTTGTTGAAGAAGATCCTGTAAAATTACGAGAGGTCGCGGAATATTGTATAAAAGATACCTTATTACCACATAAACTTTTATCTAAGTTGTGTATACTTATAAACTTACTCGAGATGGCAAAAGCGACGTGGGTACCTCTTTCTTACCTAGTAGAAAGAGGTCAACAAATTAAAGTGTTTAGTCAACTTACTAAAAAAGCTAGGGAAATGGGTTACATTGTTCCAACAATTGCATGGGGTGAAGGTATGGTAGAAGGATACGAAGGTGCAACCGTTCTCGATGCTCAAAAGGGTGCATATTACACACCTATAACTGCACTTGATTTTGAAGCGTTATATCCTTCAATAATGATGGCACACAATCTGTGCTATTCAACACTCATAATGGATGCTAAGTATGAAAATAAGATTAATTACCCTGATTTGGAGATTGAAACCTTTGGTAAATTTAAATTTGTACAAAATGTACCCAGTTTATTACCAAGTATTTTACTCGAGTTGAAACAATTCAGAAAACAAGCAAAGAAAGATATGGCAAATTCGACGGGATCTCTTCAACAGATGTATAATGGTAAACAGTTGGCGTATAAAGTATCCATGAATTCCGTATATGGTTTCACCGGTGCATCCAAGGGTATGTTACCATGTGTACCAATTGCGTCTTCTGTAACTCGAAAGGGGAGAATGATGATTGACGATACAAAAAAATACGTCGAGGAAAATTACCCTGGTGCAAAGGTAAGGTATGGTGATACCGATTCTGTTATGGTTGAATTTGATGTCGGTGAACGTAAAGGTGAAGAAGCTATAAAGTATAGTTGGGAACTTGGTGAACGCGCGGCGTCCGAATGTACACATTTATTTAAAAAACCAAACAATCTCGAACTTGAGAAAGTATATTGCCCATATTTTTTGTATTCAAAGAAAAGGTATGCTGCGAAACTCTGGACACAGGGTAAAGATGGTAATATGAACATGGACTATATAGATGTTAAGGGTCTCCAATTAGTTAGAAGAGATAATACACCACATATGCGAGAGGTATGTAAAGAGTTACTTGACGTTATTTTAGAGAGCAGTGATACAGGACCACCTAAATCTCTCGCCATGCAACGTGCAATAGAGTTATTAGAAGGTGAAGTACCTAACGAGAAACTAATACTTTCACAACAATTAAGTGATTCTTATAAATCTGAAAATCTATCACACGTCCAGGTCAGAAACAAGATGAGAGAAAGACAGCCAGGGTCGGAACCACAATCAGGTGATCGTGTTCCATATATTCTTGTGAAAACTCATGATCCACGTGCAAAAGCTTATGAAAAAGCAGAAGATCCAAAATATGTCGAAGAAAATAATTTACCGATAGATTACCCTTATTATTTTTTGAATAAGTTTTTGAATCCCGTTTGTGATTTAATAGAACCTTTATTTGAAAATGTTAAGGAAGAAATATTTGGGGAACTTATAACAAAAAATAAACCAGATAAAAAAAATAAAAATATAATTGATCCTAATCAGAGGAAAATTTCAGATATGTGGGCAAAGGTAGTTAAAAAATAAAAACGTTTAATTATAAGTATAGTTATGTATTTACCATTAAACATCAAAGAAGCTATGGATGAAAGTATAAAAATATATTCTAATAAAGTTCTTAGTAAAGTCTATACAAAACTTTTATCAAAGAGACCACATATTGAAAGTCTCCTAGATTTTAAAACTAGTGAAGTATGTCACAAAGATATTATATGTGATATATTAAGTTTTAATACTATAAAACAAATTAAGAGTGATATAGAAAAACAGTCTAATAAAATTATTTATGCGACCTTAGAATCATGGTCCATAATTACTAAAATACCTTTCAATACTATAAGAGATTGCTTAGATCATGACCCTATATGTAGAGGTATAAAAGGTGCAAATGGTAAAAATAACAGATACACACGTGGTTGTTACTGTATGTCTCCCAAACAAGAAGGTTGTGGTGATTATTGTAGTAACCATAAAAGTCAGAATATTTCCGTTGTCAATGGACAAGATACAAACAAAATAGTATTGAAAAATATGAAAACGTACGATGAGAATATTTCTGTAAAAGAAATAGACGATAATCCATTCGATTATTTATGAAAAATAGTTTAAAGTTTTAGGTACATGTCTATAGAATATGAATAAATCTACTATATTATTACATTCTATAGATACTTTTTATAAACATGAAAATAATAGAGATATTCTTAATCAGATACTAAACAAATCTGGTGGTATATCATTGCGTAACCTCGAATGGTTTATTACAAATTATTGTAAAAAAAATAATTTATCATATAAAACGGGTGATGGTAAAATATTCAGTGTTCACTGTTCGTATAAATCTAGTTTAGATGGGTATAGTAAAAAATTATTTGATCCATTTTGTCGATCTTCAAAAATAGATTATACGATACCGGGTACAAATAATAAAATTAGTACAACTGTTGCACAGTTAAATTTTATTAGATGGTGTATAAAAAATAACATTATTGACTACATAAAAGAACATAAAAAACAATTATTTAATAAGCAAGTGACATGAAACCATTTTCAAAGGTAAATGTTTGATAACCAACATAATACATGTGAAGGTTATATGTATCTGTAAGATCAGGAACCATTTTTATATCCAAAGTAGTTCTATTTGAACGTAACTGTGTAAAGTCCAAGCTTCCCGATGATTCCACATTAATCGGATTCATCGAGAATGCATACGTGTATATATTTCTGAACGGTCTAGATAAACGACTTGTAAATGGAACAGTGTATTTAAAATACTTATGATCACTATCTTGAATATTTGGTACATTTTCTCCGTTTACGTGTATTTTAGCAGAATGCATGGGTGGGTGAAAGAATTCATTTAGTATAGTATAAGTATCTTGTGTAGACATATTATACCTGTTATGAAAAGTATATAAACCATCTACAGTTGTATTATCTTGACTCGGTTCTCGAGCTATAGTCTCATTTTCAAATTTTTCTTTTCTAATAAACCAATTTAGTGTTTTAACGGGTATGTTTGCAACTATTTCAATTTTTTTATCAACTTCACCCGGGTTTATTTCTAATGTAGGGTGTTTTTTAACAATATCTGTTATAAAATTATATTTATTATTTTTAATGTAAACTTTTTCACTCGGGTCTATTGATATTTCTTCGGTAACTATATCGAAAGAGTCTAATGATATATTACTGGGGTAATCCGTGAAAAAAGATTGTGGGTTAAACTCGATTTCGAATTCTATTTTTTGTTTGTGTATAGCACATAAGGGAAAATAAGGTCTATTTGGTTTATTTGTTTCGTATTCATCACTTTCGTATTTTCGCGAAAAGAAAAATGGTATAGGTATAAAAACCTTTGATTTTTTTCGTGATAGACTAATGTTTTCTATAGACGTATCTTCTGCGATATTTCTATTTATTGTATATCTTTTGGTTCTTTTTTCGGATTCATCAAGATATAATTCGTCATAAATAATACCCCAATCTGCGTGATACTTTTCAACTATCATTTCATCAATACGCATTGTTATGGATTTAAATAAATGTCTTCCGACCTGATCTGTGTAGTTATAATTTGGAGAATCACCCAGGTTATCAATTGTTAGCGTTGGTAATTCTAACGATATATACATATTAGATAGAAGATCACCCATATTTCTCGGGTTTAAAGTGACTTTTATTGTTTTGTTAAATGGCCATGAAGGTGAAGCGTCACCTGGTTTTATAACTTTAGTACTTTTATGAAACTTTGTAAAGTTTGAATGTTGTTTTAAATTATATTTAAAGAAGGACTTTTCTGTATCATTTTCGATAAGGTAAGTATCTTGTTTTCCTATAGCATTTAAAGATATTATTGCTCCTGTATTCGGACCCGATACTGCGTCGCACATACTATTACATACGTATATATTTTTTAAATATCTTCTTCATAAAAATTTGGTATAGGTCTATCCTTATCATATTTTTTTTTAATGTATTTATATAATTTTTGAAACCAACTATTGATATCTTTTTCGGATAAAGAAGGTATTCGATTAAAATAATTAAACTGACCAGATTCACGTCTACGCAATTGTTCACATGTTATTTTTTTATTTCCATGTTTAAAACAACTATAACATATTTTTTTAGCTTTTAGTTTATAAATTTTGTAAAAAATTACATTATTGTAACAAAATAACGGTGATACATTTCTTTTATAAAACCTGACTAAATCTCTTACCTGCCAATTATTACTTTTTACATAAGGTTCGAGTGGATTATCGCATATGTAACATCTACCTTTACATTTAATATTAATATACATAAAAGAAAAACAATTTATTCTTTTATGTACTATAATGAAGTTAGACAACCGGATGGAACTCGTGTTATAGGTATAAATCACGAAGAAGAAAGACCAAATGTATTGGAAGTTTTACCCACTATCGAAAGTCAAAATCAAGAACAACCTGAATACCAAATATTCAAACTGGATATTGTATACTGGTTGAATTTATTTATTGTTATAATCAGTATATATTATACACTTATATATGATAATATCATATCTGTAGTTAACTGTTTAGCATGTATATTACCATTACATAGCACACAAAATAATAATATTTACGGTATTATTGTGTACATAGTATATATTATTTTTACCATGTTATTAACAACATTTTTGGGTATATATGAATATATATGGTATTATTTTACATGTAATGTTATAATTATGTGTATTTTTTTAACCTCAGTTGCAAAATATGTAATATATATCAGGAATCAAAACCAAAACATAAATGAACATGTTGTATGAAAAAAATGATTTAGATATTGCTAGAGGTCTATACAAAAACCAACCGGAAAAATGTGAACAATTTGTGAGAAGTATTCATAAGCTTAGAGAATCTCATAAAAAGTACAATGACAAACGAGAGAAAAGTAAAATAGTTTTTTTAGATATGGTTCCAGATAAACACATAGTAAATCGACATAAGAATATTACATGTCAGGCTATAACAATGAGTGGTAAACGATGCTCTTTTAAATCAACGTGTGGAATATATTGCAAAAAACATAATAATAGTCATAAAAAATAAATATATTGTTATAATAATAATGTTAGATCAGGAAACACTCAGACCCGTTATAATATCAATGGCACTTTACCTCGCTATATCGCAAATCATTCCAGAAGTTTTTAAAAAACCAACAAATGTAGGACCCGTTGATGAAATTGTTGCCATGTTAATCGCTCAAAAGGGGTCTCTGACTTCCGGAGCTATTCTTACTGGACTCATTATCTTCATGACTAATTACATTAACGATGAATTCTTGTAAAACATTTTTTTTACACGTGAGCATTCGGGTTTTCGTATGATCCATATATCTTATTTTTTTATTGTAAGCATCAAACATGAATTCCATGAGCTGGTCTACACTGGGTTTTCCCCACTGCATACCTTCTTTGTATAAAAAATCATCTCTCGGTATTTCTTGTAAATCACATTTAATAGTATAAGGTGTTTTTATATATTCTTTTGCTCCACCATAATCTGTTATTATTACCGGTTTGTCTCTTATAGCAGATTCTACTGCACCCATACCAACACCTTCTGATGAAGAGAAGCTTACATAACAATCTGATTTACTATGTATATCTTCCATAACTTCGTCAGATACCAGATCGTTTATAACAGTTACGTTTGGTAAGTTTATATTAACGGGTTGTTTACATGTAGCTTTAACAATTAATCTAGAATCTGGTTTATTTAATCGTAAAAAACACTCTAATATTTTATTAAAATTTTTACGAGGATCGTGTACATTACCTATATGGTAAAATGTATACGGTCTTTTATCGGGTATATGTGCGTGTATTACAAAAAAATGTTTATCTGGAAATTGCCTTTTAAAAATTTTTCTACAGTATTCACTTGGTACTGCAATTTTATCAAATAAATCAAAAAGATTACCGTAATCTTCGTGCACTGTTTCTGTTTCACATACCGTCATACATGTTACATGCTTCACCTTTCTTTTAATTTCTGGTATTTTGTCTAACCAATACTTTACGGGAAGTGCGAATATAAATGCATGTTCAGACTCTGGTATTTCATCGTGTATTTCTAAATATTTAGTGTGTTCATCAACGGGAAAAAGGTCCATGTATTTTTTACAGTGTTGACCTATTCCGCTCAGGAGAGTTGGACCTATGAATAACATTTAGTATAAAGATAATATTTCTTTTATATATATTACGCGATGGACTCTGTCAGAGAAAAAATTGAACATGCTCTTCAAAGACCAAAAATTCACAAAACTGAAATATATGGTATAATTAAAGAAATTGCCGACATTATCAAGGCACCAGCACCAGCTCCAGCTCCAGCTCCAGCTCCAGCTCCAGCACCAGCACCAGCACCAGCACCAGCACCAGCACCAGCACCAGCACCAGCACCAGCTCCAGCTCCAGCTCCAGCTAAAAAAGCTGCTACACCAAAGAAAACACCAGCTAAAAAGTCGGCTACACCAAAGAAAACGCCGGCTAAAAAGCCGGCTGCATCTGCATAGGCATTGGCTGTGAAACCTTGCGATTTAGTAAGTAATAACCACCACCCATAAACATTATAAATATAAAAAGGTAGATTAACGGGATTTTCTTTCTTTTTTCTTGTTCCATTTTTTCAATATCATTCTTATCTGGAAGTTTTTCGACATTTATGTTGAGTTCATCTATCTTACCGATAAGTTTATGCAAAGCCTCGAGAATCTGAACTTCTCTATTTATAGGTTTTTCTTTTACATCTATAGTTGTTATTTCGAGAACCATATACCACTCTGCATCAGGTTGTAAAGTAACGTAATCAGTATCTTCCTGATACTCGTATAATTCAAAATTCAGTTTTTGTATAGATATGGGATTAAATAAGTTTGTTTGTCTTTGAAACCCTTTCCATTGTTTATCCCTAATAATAGTATGTGAACCATGATTGAAATGTCTTTCTAATGGTACTCTCGCTAAAACCTGCCCATGCCTTTCATCAAGTATTTGTGCTCTTTTTGGTACATCTTCACATATAATATCAACGTATTTTGCAACGCTACTTACATGTGAATCAGAGTTCGGATTAGCTTGACCAACCTGTGTGATATAAAAATCAACTGGTTTCAGTCCACATACCTGTGACATTTCTTCTAAATGTAAATTTGATTCAAGTGTTAGATCTATAGAAAATGTATTATTTGAACCATTTACATATTTTGAATCTATTATAATGTACTGTACTTTTTTGGGTAAGTCCTGGAGTGAAACCATCTTGTATTTACAATATAAAAAAATAAACATAAATAATAACATGTTTTCGTTTTACTCTAGTATATCTCGCTTATTGGGTTCAAATACACAAACACTAAAATCAACGGAGTCTTATGTATCATTATATCCTAATACGATACACTCTGATATGGTATTATCATCGGAATTTTCAAGTAATAAAATTATATCAAAAAACGATTGTGGTGAGACTATTATTTTAGAATATTTAAAACATGACAAAACATTCGATAAATATAGTCCTAAGTTTTTTAAATATAAATAAAGATTTAATAAACTTAACATATAAATGAAATGGATTACATACACTTACACACACACGACTATAAAATCGCTTTCTGTCAAGCGACAAACGAACTCTGTGAAGACGTTCAAAGGGTTATATGGGAAAAAACTCAAAAATACGAATACGAAAACCTTGTGTGCCCAGGAGCCCCGGAAAAACAATTACGAAATACACGATTCTCAAAAGAAAGACTCGAAACTTTATGCAGAAAGTGGAAAGAAAAATGGGGGGAACCAACTTTATCAACGCATGAAAACACTGGCATATGAAGAGTTTTGTTATACAGATTTTAAACGTGAAGAACATGACTCGTATTCACTGGTTTTATACAGAACAATGTTAAATGAACTAGAATACGAAAGGCGTAATCTGAAATATATAAGTCTTTTCGGTGAAAAATGGAGAAAAATGTCTAGAAAACAAGATAATTTTACACACGAAGATAGATTAACCGAAATTCAAGTTCGTATATACGAATCTGTTACTCGATGTGAAGATTTCCTGGATAAAGAACGTAAATTTAAAAAGAAATATTTTGATGACGAAAACATAGATATTGATTTAATGAATTAGATACTTAATGAATAAATTGTAATATATATTAATTAATGTTAAATATAATAAATCCCACGCAAAAAACACTTAGAATATCGTGTCCAACTAAAAGAAAAGACGGTATAGCAGAATATGAAAAAATCAAACATAAGATTAAAAAATCAACTTTGAAATACGGCGCGGTGGTTTCTACATATCATTTTATTTTTCACACACCCGTTGATGGTATATCTGCTAGTATTGGTACTATAGCTTCGTGTATATACATAGACTCACTTTCTAATTATGTTGATAACATTGAAAGATTACCGGGTTTAAATAAAAGATTATTAGTGCCTACATTTTTAGCATTGTTAGAATCCATGTGGAATTCACATGATTTGGGTTTTGATTTTAATATGGGTGCGACTTTATTTGGTTTTTTATCATATAAAATGGCTTTTTATCAGATAGTAGCTGAAGAATTATTAGTGATTGATAATGACCTAAGTGAATTGGATGAAATATAAAAATTAAATAAATAAACAAAAATGTCTTTATTCTTTAATCTTTTAAAAACACACACAGAAATTGTTCAACTCAAAGATATGAACGAAGTCATGTCTAATGCCTTAGGTTTATTCGAACCTATTGATGTTGAAGTTTTTGCACTTAAACCCAAAGAAGATTTTCCGACTAAACTCGGTGATAATACGTATCTCGGTTATGTTTGTTTAAGTAAGGTCAGCAATAGAGAGGACATTCGAATGATTCAATTTTATCATGAAAATAAGGGGTGTGAAGAAATTATATTACCCTTTTTAAATATGCTTGTGGATGAATTATCTCCTAAAGATGGATCAGTAGTAGATTACAGAGAAATGATAATTGTACCTTATGTTATCAGATCAGAAAGACGCATGTGGACTAAATATATGAAGAGATATTTTGAAGATATCGAATCTGGCGAAAAGTTTTTTTCAAAAAACAAAATACCAGAAAATGTTGACTGGGAATGTCTTTTACAAACGTTACCAAAAACAAAAATGGAAATTTAATCATACTTAAAAAATATAGACCTTTTAATGATATAACATGTCTAATAACCTTACACACGAACTTTTAAAAAACTGTACCTCACTCGTAAAACTTTCTCACCTTAATGATTTATGTAGTAATTTGAACAATAAAACCTGTAATGTCTATGGTTTACGTGCAGAATTTGGATACCCCGAACACCTCATTCCCCCCAATAATAAAAATTATATCGCTTACATGGGAGTTTCAAAGAAAAAAATTGAAACAAGTTATGGACAGGCGCATTTTACAACATTTTCTTACGAACCCAAAATAAATGTTTGTGAATCACCTGTCGGTGTTTTAGAACACATGTATGATATTTACGTAGAAGAAACTATAGAAAGTCTTTATAGAAATAAGTATAGAGAAGGTGAAAATTATTCGGTTGAACTTTTTCCGTCTAAAATCGAATACAAAGATATTGGGTATTGGAGATGGTTATTTCAAGAAGATTGGGGTATTTATGATAAAATTTCGATGGACGACTTTATTGATGATTATGAAATCAAGAGTCATGTAAATTGGGACAATCTTTACGATATTCTTCCTAATAATATAGACGATGTAAAACGTACAGATGAATATTCAAGTGATGAAGAAAGTGAAATGCTTTCTGAATCCGAAACTGAAGTTGAAGAAGGTGAAATTGTAAGTGAATCGGAGTCCTAAGTTGAAATATAAAAATATAAAATATAAAACACAAATGCGAACAAATTGTTGCTACCAACCCTGTTATTATAGAGCTGGTAAGAACGGATTCTGTTTAAAACATAAAGAAATCGCCGAAGTAATTGAAGCTTTACTTTTATTAAAAAATGACGGAAACAACACGGGAAAAGTATCCAGAACTGTACAAAATAAATAAACACATGGTAAGTGTTTATAAAGAAAGAGATTATTGGAAAGAAAAGTACATATTTCTGAAAGATGAATTTGATATTCATAAAATTAAAAAAAATACAAGTTTTGTGAAACGAAAGAATGTAACACAGTCAGTCAGAAATTATGCTATTGCCACTAGATCTGAAGAACTGGGTATTAAAAACGTTTTTACTTACAAAAAACTCTTATATCTCGATCCGTGTGTGTCAAACGAGACTGAATTTTACAGGTCATATCTAGAAGAATTCCATTTAAAAAATAGAAAGTTTTAATATATACCATGACAACTACTACTCTACAAAAAATCATGAGCTTAGTTGATAATCACTCAGACGAAATACCTGAAGGTGATTATTTAGAAATTTGTAATACACTCCGTGATATTTCTAGAAATACTCGACGTGTTCGTACTTTACCAGTTAGATTAAGAGAAAATCCCTTAGATACAATAGTTACTAAGTGTATGGGTTTCGTTCGCGAACGAAAGAGAATAAGACGAGCCTTAAAAATGTGTAAAAAAAGATACCGCGTAACTAAAAATATTAAAAACGAAGCACTCGAGGCATATTGTAACGCTTTAAACCTACCCCTTTGTGAAACTATAGAAGAATTACAAGAACTTGGATACGCGAGTAATTCACACGATTTTTTTTTAGAATATTTAAGTTTTTCAAATGAATATAGACAGTGTCAAAGAGAAGTATATATACGTAATCTTGATTCCATTGAAAATGAAATGGAAATTGTAACTTCATTTATGCGTGTAAATCAGGGTATTATAGATACTTTTTACGAAATAAATCTAGACGTGAGTAACCTAAGTTGATTTTAATTTATTTTTTTTTAAGAATATAAAAATGGAAGATCTTACTAATTTAATGCGTTTGATTGATTTAAATTCGACTAATATATCCGAGGGTCATTATCTTGAGATGTGTAATTCGATAAAAAAAATCCATGATATTATTTCACCTTCAAATTCAAGTTATGATTCAGAATCTGAAGATGATGATACTAATACTTTTATGTTAAGAGAAGTGATGAGTGATAGTACACTCAATTTCCCACCTGTTCCATTTGTACCTATACGAACAGAAAGGGGAAATAGATATAGATATTACGAACACGAATTACAGGATGCAGATGCAGATGCACCTTCAAATCAAATAAATGATGAAAACGATGATTTTCTCCTAGCAACACCTGACGAGGAGAATGAACTCCGTGATTTTGCTCTTGATAGAGCACATGGTTGGGAAAACGATCGAGAGGCGTTTGAAAATGATATGAGAATTCTTGAACAGGCGCAGAGAGAACACGATGAAAACGAATTACAAAAAATTAGACAACAAATTAGAGATACGGAGAAACTTATTACTAAAACAAAACCGAGACAGAGAATAACTGAAACTGTTCGAAAAGCTGCTATAAAAGAACGCGCGAACGAGATTGGTATTCGATTAAGAAGATATACTTTGGGATGTTTATTGGATGCAGGACACGATGTTGGTAACGCACGAGCTTTTTTCAAAAATTATTTGAATGATTATAACGAGGATATTGAAGATAAACTGAAAGAATTGAATTATACCTTAGAAGATCTTATTGATAAAGGGGAGACTCTTCTAAGAAACATGAGTATTAATATGGAAATAGACTAATTTTAATTAAAATATCATTTTACACCATTTTTCGTTAATATTACCGAATGGCGAATACTCAAAAAGTAAATGTATGAGTGCGCCTGATATTATAAGTACACCCGTTCCCTTATATACATATTTCGTAAGACCCATAACTAAAACCTGTAACATGACACCAATGAGGAGTGCCTCTAATAATACTGAAGTAACAGCCCGCATTTTTTTATAATAGTATAATATAAAAAAATGGATGGTCAAGATTATGGTATTATATTAGTAATCCTAGGCATGATTGGTACGTTTGTATATTTTATAACCAGTCGTAAATCAGGGTACGTAATAGAAGAAAAATAATAATTAAATTTTAACATAAATAATATCTCATAGTATATAAAATGATAACCGATAGAAAGTTACTCATCATTTTATGTATTACTGTAGTTGTATTGATTATATCAAAATACATAACATCAGAAGGGTATGCATTGAAAACCAACGAAATAAAATTCGGTTGGCGAAACAAAACGACTGACGGTGTTACTAAATGGGTTATTAAGTTAACGGGTGGTAATAGTGACGGTAACCTTGTCGTGTTAGAAACTAAAGAAATAAAAAAAGAAGATGAGCCTGAATATTTCAAACCTTTTAAGAATAATGAAATTATATTTGACGGTAGAGATTTTAGTTTCGATACGGTAAAACAGGGTTTGAAAGTTGATGTTTATTATAACGAAGAATCGGAACCACTTATTACAAAAGCGTTATATTTACAAAAAAACATGTTTAGTATTACCCTAGATCTTCTTACAAAACTAAACGAAACTCTTTTCTCGTTTAATCAATCAGATCACGAGTTTCAGAACGGGTTTTATACTATAAAATCCAAAACGGGTACTAAAAAATTCATAATAAATGACCAAGATGAATTTGAGTTTTCAGATAAAACGTATGATGATAAAGAATGTTACGATACATTTTATTTACAAAAACTTCAAAGCTGGAGTAACGAGTTTTATTTAAGAAGTGCGAATAACAATAAATGGACAAAAACATTTAAAACATATGGAGGTTCTATTCCATATGACTTTGATTCAAAAGAAATAAAATATTCTGATGGAACAAAAAATTATCGTACAACTCGTAAACTTTATGGAGAAGTCTTTTACTCGAATGATAGTACTGAATACAATCAAAAAGATAAGTTTGAAGCTATAAATACAGAGGATGGTTCTTGGCGAGATAATGCTCGTGTATATAAAATGGATGAAAATTATTTGTATAGAATGGAATCTGGAACACCACTAAAAATATCCGACGATGAAATTGTATTAACAAAAGTTACTAATACGTGTACTGTAACTCAAAAGGGGAAAGGGGAAAGTACCGAGTTTCAAAAAACTGTAGGGTGGTATAACACAACAGAAACAAACCCAATGAAAAGATGGAATACTTTTTATATACCCGTACAGAAGACAAACTACGTCGCGAATGGAAAGTGTGCGAATTTTAGTATAGCCGAAGTTAAGACATATGCTAATTCTGTAGGTACTCGTATAGAAAGTGATGATACCGTTGAAACCTTGTGTAAAAGAATTTTTTACACTACACCTAAATTTGAAGAGAAAAAAAACGGAGACGCTGGAGAAGAGTTACCAGATTGGGGAACTGGGTGTAGACATAAAGGTAAGTACGATAGAAAGGGAAAAACTGAGGGATGCGAAGGTAAATTTAGCACGGCCGATTTATATTCAAGTCCACCATTCAGAGATTTAATCAAAGAATATCGCATGAAAGAATCTTGTTCATACCTAAACGATGGTTATACTCCTAATGATAGTTGTCGCTGGTCTATAGATTACGGCGACGATAGTATTCCAAATTTTAAATATATAAAAGAATATGGTACTGACGTGTGTCCTAACGATAGTGATGTGAAAGCATTAAAAGATGCAATAGATGCACAGTGTGAAAAAATAACAGAAAAGGGACTTTGTTTAGCAGAGAAAACAAATAGTGATACGTCGTCTAAAATTACAACTATACAAGATAAGTTTGATACTAAAAAGGCATCGGCAAAAATTTCAAGCCACAAGCCTACGAATGACCTTTTCAATAATAGTCCTATCTCCTTACCAGACTTTAGTAAAAATTTTGATGAATCAATCTGTAACTGGCGAGGATCTGCTACGGAACCTGTAGTTGAGATTGATCCAAGGGCAGGTACGATTGAAGATGAAATATGTGAAGCAAAAACACGAGAAGAATTAGAATCAAAAATATGGGGGAACAAAGCAAATCAATATAAAGATTCGGCTTGGCAATCTATGCGTGATACCTTTACCGATGGATATGAAAAAATTAAAGAAAAATGTTCGGAAACTTCTGTTGGTAATTGTCAACGCCCTTATTACGGTCCTAATACATCACAATTTGGTACGGATTTTGCAAATCTTTATAAAAACGGTAATTCCAGTATACACCAATTTGCGTGTAAAAAAAGTACGTACGGTTGGGATCTCGATGGTAAACGCTACGATGTCAATGCGAAATAAAACTGAACCTATTGTATTATCTGGTAGCGGACCTGCGCTCTTAAACAAACAAACCGGTAGTTTGGCACGGAACGAAGAATATACCGGCGGTGCTGGATATATATACGGTTTTGATTTATCAGGCTAATATTAACTATATTTAAATCTCGTAATATATAAAATGATTAATGGTAATAATCTAATTATCATTTTATGTATTATATTAATTGTATTAATTTACCTTTACTATAAAAAACATGAAAATTATACTATAGACTCTATAGACTTTTCATGGCGTAACGGTAAGGTTGATGGTGTTACTAAATGGATACTTGTTGGTGAATTTCCAAGTTTAGAAGACGGTGGTAAACGAACAATCACAAAAGAGTATACGGATCCATCTATATTAACGAATTATACTAACGTATCCGTAAATTTTTTAAAAGATACGTTATTTGATTATAAGATTTCAAATGGGAATGTAAAATTAACATTATATTACAACGAGAAAGGAGTTAACAATGAAGCTGGGTACAAAGAGTTTACGGTAAATAAAGATGAAATTTCTTTAAAAAAGTCTCAAATTACAAAGGTCGAAGGACCCGAAATACAATGGCCTTCCGCAGCGGCTGATAACTTACCTGATGAAGGATGGTATCAGATAAAAGGTGGTTTTTTAAAGAGTAATTATTATGGTAGTTCTGTGAGTGACGATTACTATTATTACGTCGATGAAGATAATAAAGTAAAAACGGCGGGTAAAGATTGGTATTCCACTAACTATATTCCGGATATAAGTATTAGTTGTTCGACTTTATTTTATTTAAGTTATAGAAATACATCAGAAAAACGTGGTAAAACCGGTGATTTTCAGTTACAAACGGTCATGGGTAAAACAATTGATAGTGATGCACTAAAATGGTGTATTATTGGTGAAGACAAATCTATAACGTGTTCAACTGTGTCAAAACCAGACAAGACTTCTTTTAAATTATATACCGAGAAGAGAGGGGAGGTGAAACGTTTAAGTTCAACCCAATACACAACACAAGCTGATTTAAACATAATTGGTAAAGATCCAATTGATGAAAATGAAGAATATTGTAAAGTTGGTAATGAGTCGAAATCTATGTATTATTGCAGAAACGATGCGGAATCATTTTTTGACAGAAGAAGTAAGTATCATAATACTAGCAGTGATATTACATGCGATGACGAAGATTACCCAATTAAGGAGTCTAATACAGTTATAGATTCTACACAAGGTAATAAAGGTAAACCTGTGTGTAATGTTTCTGAAACTAAGGATATTATCGAAGGCGTACGTTTTGTGAAATTTGATATAAATAATATTGATACGACTATAACCATGGATAAAATATACGAAGCACAAGATTTATTAGGTTTACCAAGACTTTATGATATTAGAAAAGTATCAGAAGCGGCTACTAACAAAAAAGAAGAGGCAAAAACTGATGATGAGAAGACTAAAATTGACAATGCTAAAAAAATTTTACTCTCTATAAACGGATTTATGAATGGTTCGTGTGATCCGAAAACGTATAATACTAAAATTAAAGAAAAAGCAACAACTGAAAAAAATGAAGCTGAATACCTTGCTAAATACGGAAAAATTATTGAAGGTAAGGATTTACCTATGGGTATAGAACAAGCACCTACATTTTACATACACGTACCACCTACTATAAAAGAAACAACTTTCGAATATAGAAATCAAGGTTCGAAATCTAATATTATTGCCGACGAAAATAAACTAAAAATCATAAATAATGCGGCGGGAACAAAAGCTGGTATATCTGGTAATATTAATTTTCCACTTAAACTTGTTAATGAAGGGAAGGATCGTTCCATGGTTTTAGTTTTTTCAACTACACCCAATGTAGAAATAGAAAGATTATTAACCGGTAATTTTGGACTCCTTGTTTATCCATCTTCCATAGAGAATAATAAAGTAAAAGATTCATCCATATTAGAAGGTGCTATAGGAATAGTGGATGGTAAACTAATAATTAGTGGAAAAAACACGGGACTTATTGTCTCGAAAAGTGAATGGCACATTTTGATAATTACACAAAAAGTAATTATTGGAGAAAAAAAGACTTATGACAATGATGGCACTGGTGATATTGATCGCGATAGAACTCGAGAATTTATGGGAGAAACTTCGTATATTGCTAGTATAGGTAATACAAGAAATACTTATATTCGGTATCCGGAATATACAACTAAAGTTAAACTTATAAGTGATAAGACTGTTTCAAACGGCAGTCCCTTATTTGAAGAACAGGAAACGCAACTTATTGATGATACTCTATATAAAGAAGACAATACACAACCTAAAATTTTTTATCCCGGTATACCAGAAAAAATTACTACAATTCAACCATGTAAAGGTGGGCTTATTTCATCTTTCGCATATTTTGATGTAACCTTAACATCCGATGAAATTACTTTATTATCGGATTATTACAAAACAAAAAATTTAAATGCTGATGTATTAAAAACAGAAAAAATATATGGTAAATCGCCTACGTTTAAAGATGATTCCAGTACTTGGACATGGGATAATGTTAATAAGAAGCTTAAATTAAATACAACTATTGAAAACCCAGATAAAACCGATGATTATTCCGTAATTATTTGTGATATGAAAGACAATTATACTGCTAACGAATTAAATTTAACTTTTGCGAATACACGTACACTTTCGAGTATAAGAGATAATACACCCGTGAACAAGTTAAAATATAAAATTCAATCCGTGTTAAAAATAGAAAAACAAACGGAGAAGGAAATAGAATTAATTATTGATTTGAGTAGTTTGTCGGTCGATGATCATGGATTCTTAGCCATTATTGCACCCCGAGCGGAAAATAATTTAGAAAATTCAAGTAGATTTCAGACCAATAGCGTGGGTGGTCAAATATTAATTGACGATGGTGTATTTTACTCTCATTTTGTTAATGATTCTAAAATTATTACAACTACTGTTAAAAATTATGAAAGTGAATCGGGTGCTAAATATAGATACGATATATATGTCAATGATAATTTTGAGGGTGTATTTCCAACAAATACAAAAAACGCTTTTACCATTAAATACTTATATTATTTGCAATATAGTGACCATAATCCTGAAAATCTTGAATATGGGCACGTTCGAGAAGAATATAATCATAGAAATCTATCAGAAGTTGATGCTCCCATAAAAATACCGATTTATAACGAAACGACTGGAAATATGGAACTAAGTGATAAAGAGTATAGTTTACCAGATAAAGAGGATGTTCCTAGATATACAGAAGATGACTCTTATCAGAATTTAATGGTAAACATAAACGGGAAAATATATCTTAATCGTAATAAAACTAATCTCCCAAGTCACAGCAGATTTAGAACAGATGGTAAGTACCCATACATTAGAGGTAATTCGAAAGTTTATAGTTACAATGGTTATCACTATTTCAAATGGGACGATGCTCTTAAAACTGAACCCATATTTTCAATTTATTCGGATGCGAAAATTGGTAAGGGTATTATGCTTCTTGTTAGAGATGCAAGGCATCATATGAATTTAACAGTTAAGGAAACTTTACAAAGTGATAATACGACTAAAGAAATATATAAAAGGAATAACTTTATTACATTTACTAATAATAATCGCATAAGCGGCGGTCTACCGGGAAACGCGGGATCTGACGCAAGAGAAGATCACACAAACATGTGGAACAGTGTTAATAGGCGTCTTCGAGCTGCCCTAAATTTTTGGCAAATACTCCCATTTAATGTAGGTGAACCAGATTATAGAAGACCAACTTACGTAGCACCATCACCACCGGCTAATGCACCAGCACTACCAACAACACCAGCTTATTTTTCGGAATCGGTAAAATTAACAAGTATAGAAAACGATGCTCGTTCCCTTGAATTGGGTTCATCCCCATCTTCATCCTTACCAGAAAGAAAACCGATTGAAACCTTATATCCAATTAACGATATCGGTGATAATCCGGTAAGACCAGTTGATAAGAAAGATGGTAAAAAAGCACACGAAGCTTTTAAACATGGTCAGTATGGAAGTTCGGTATCTATAAGTGATAATATAATGGTTATTGGTGCACCAAATACGGGTAAAGGTAAGAAAATGACTGTAAAGGTAAAAGACGGTACAACTAATGTTATAGAATTTGATGAAGATGGTAAACGTAAAGATGTACTTACTACAAAAGAAATTTACGAGTACCCGGACTCCGGTGCTGCTTTTATTATGAAAAGAGACAGTGAAGACGGTGAGTGGTACAATATCGGTATAGTTAGAGGTGGTAAAAGTCGTGATAAAACGGGTTCAGCTGTTTCTGTTGATAAGGGTTACGTAGCGATAACATCTGTTGGTGATGAAGAAAATAGAGTCATTTCCACGCCACAAATGAGTAGTTTTCAAAAAGACTCTGAAGGTATAATAATCTGGGCTACTGAAAATGTAGACGGTATCACTAAGTCGTCGCTTGAAAGTCAAAAAAAATATAAAACGGGGTATACCGACGATGATAAAGTATCGGAAAAATGGAAAGATTATGTTAATAATATTGATGTAAATCAAGATGAATGGGGTAAAAATTCTATAGAAAATCTTAAAAACGATTATTATGGATATATAGCTGAGAATGGTAGAAAAATTTACGTAGATGGAAATGGAGTTAGATATTTCGATGGAGAATACGAGTATATAGATGAAAATAGAACGTATTTTACAACGGAAGAGCGACGCGGGGAAACCTGGAAAATGAGATTAGAAAAATTACCATTCCCTGGTTCAAAACCGTCAAGTTACAAAATTATTGAGGGTCATACAAGTTTAGACGGTATTAGATTAAGAAAAAGGGGTAAATTTATAGTAAATTACGATAAAGAAGGAGAAGAAAAATTTATCGAAGACGTAAACGGTGAATATCGTTATAGTATAGGATATTTACCGGAAGAAAAACAAAATGAGATTATTCTTGGTTATCAAAAAAATGTACTAGATAAGTTCTATGATTACATAAAAACCCCGGATAATGATAAAAAAATGACTTTTTTTGATCAATATACTATGAGGAATAAATACAAATTAACGTATATGTGGAATCCATCAGGTTCGGTTGGTTTTCTTCGTGTTGTTAATAATAAAATTGAGTTTTTGGGTGACATACATTACCCTGAATATAAACCAATGAATGAGATGGAAGGTTTTGGTACGAGTGTTTCAATTTGTGTTTTTAAATCTGGGTCTGTTTTTGCAGTAGTAGGTCAACCCTGTTACAGTGATTGGAGAAATGATATGGTTCATCTATACAGAAAAAGTCGAACGGGGAAAAAATTTGTTTTTGTAAAAACACTATACGGTCCCAAAAAATCTAACTTTGGTGCCTCTGTTTCCATTTCTGAAGGTAAATTACTTGTAGGTGCTCCACTTGCAGATGGGGGTAAAGGTGCGGCTTATATTTATAGCATGAACCCAAGTAATTATTACGATTGGAGTGATGTAAAAATGATAGTACCCGGAGAAAACGATATCGTGAAAGGGAGTTATGATGAAATGAGTATTTCTCTCGAAGAAGGCGATAATTTTGGTGAAAGTGTATCTCTTAGTAATAACATAATGGCTATAGGTGCTCCGGGTAAAACACTATATAAAAAAGGCAGAACCACTAGTTTGTTTTATCCAGAAAATGATAAGCTAGAAGAAATAGGGTCTGTATATATTTATGATAAATTAAAAGATCAGCCAGGTAAATGGGCACAAAGTATTATTATGCCAAATACTAATGTTACTCCATTTGATTTACCTCATTCAGAATTTGTGAATGGGAAACGTCAAAATTCTAGTGGGGCATCGTATAGTTTTGATCAAACGTACCTAGATACAAACGGTGTTAAATATAACGATGAAGATTATGTTAACACCGGGAAATGGAAACATAGAGAATTTTCTGGACAGAACGATCCTAGAAATATGAGGTTTGGTAGTTCGGTTTCTATTGATAATAATAAATTGGCTGTTGGTGCACCATACGAAGTAACATACTCCGAGGAAAAAGTTAATGATGGTACAAATTCGGCGGGAAAAAGTAATACGGGTTCAGTCTCGTCGTATACGCGTGATCCGTCTACGGGTGTATGGGCATTGGTTCAAGAGTATCAAGATGTACTTGGACAAGCTGAATCTTTAGAAACAAAATCTAGATTCGGTACATCTGTGGATGTAGATAGCGCGGGTAATCAGATAGCGGTTGGGGTACCTGGATACACGCCATTTTATAATAGAAAAGAAAATACTGGTCGTGCTATGGTTTATAGTCTCGATAATGATTTAAAATCCGGGATGTCCGCGAACGATTTTGTAGCGGGTCGAAAATTGTGTAATTCGATGGTGAGATTTGTTGATAAAGATAATAAAACAGAATTTGCAAAAAAGATTGGTCCTTGGGAGTCTGATGGAAATTATACTAATTTTGTTTCTGCAGGAAAAAGTAATATCTTAAAAAACAATGAACGTGTAGGTGTAATTGATGATGAAGTTGAATATATGACCATAAATGCTTTTAGTAGTGGTTCAGATTCATGCGAAAACGTGATGCCAGGTCCACCACCTGCACCAACATTTAATCAAGAACTATCTGTTATAGATAAAAGGGTTACCATTAAATTTACAGATATTATGAACGCACACGAATCGTATACGTTACAAATTGAACGCGAAGATGGGACTGTTTTAAAAACAAAAAAATTAAACGTAGGAGATACTTCAATTACATTATCATACCAAGAATCTTCGTACGCAACATATAAATATGTTATTAAACTAATTTATGAAGATGACATAATATCGACAAGTACAAACTCGTTAGAAGTTAAGCAACCTCAGTATCAAAGTAGCGGTGGCAGAGGCGGTGGCAGAGGCGGTGGATACGGTGGATACGGTGGTGGCAGAGGTGGTGGATACGGTGGTGGCAGAGGTGGTGGCAGAGGTGGTGGATACGGTGGTAGCCCACCTCCACCTCCTCCTCCTCCTCCTCCTCCTCCTCCTCCTCCTCCAAGCCGAGGTGGTCGGTAAGATAAATAATTTTAAAATAAAAATAAATAGTAATAATAGAAAAAGATGATTTTGATTCTTATGATGTGCTGTTGTTTACTTTCGCTCGTGATTGCGGGTGCATATTTTTATAAAAACCGTGGTGAATTTACAGCTGAAATAACACCTATGAATCTTATAGAAACTTATAATCCCGCCGAAGCTTCAGGGCGATCGGGTGCTGTTAATACTGATGATTATACAGCCTTATCTAAAAACGTTGATGTCGGTATAAAATTTGAAAATACAGAAGACGGTTTAGACTTGGATGAAATAATTGCTCGCCGATACATAGGAGGTGAGAAAAAACAGGAAAAGACTATTAAAAAAACCGACGAACCAAAAATGTTTAAAAAGAACGCAGTCAGTAAGATTGTTTTTAGTGGTATAGATAGTGAAGGTATTAATGCAATTGGTGACAATAAAGTCAGACTTTTTTATAAACAAAAACTTACGGGTGTTGAGATGGAATTAACACCTAAAGATATAGCCGCGATACCAGTTACTGAAGAAGAGCTGGCAGAAACACTTGGGTTACAAGAAAAGAAAGTCACTTTGTTAGAACCAACACTTTCTAAAGATGACGATAAAAAAGCTGAAATTACGAGTGAATTTATAAATAAAGGGTACTATATGTTTTTTGATGGTGCCGGTAAAATTGAAGATTTGGTTACAGGATTTGGTGATGATACAAGGGTTACGATTATACCTGCTACTCAAGGTGGTGATAATTCCAAATTTAAAATTAAGATAAAAGGCGGTGATAGTGGTAATGATAAATTTTTTGCATACACGGGTACTGATGTTACTTTACCACGCGAAGTTGGTCTTTTGGAAGATAGTACTAAATCTATAGTATGGGAATTACTAGAGGGTTCAAAACCCGATTATATACGTCTTAGCCCTACGGGTACGAATGATGAAGGTGAAGAATTCCTTATGTACGATATGCAAGATTCGGTATCGAGTAATCACAAATTAGTGGTTGAAAATATTGTAAATATGACAGGTCTTAAATATAAATGTAATTACCAATCCATGGATATTTTGTTATCCGAAGATAAATCTGAAGTTACACTTACCCCGTGTGTAAACGAATAATTCACACATTTTTACTTTTAATCGAGGTAAACATGTTTGGAATAAAAATAAAAATGTATAATATAAATAAACATGGAAACAAAATATATTTACGGTGCTGTTGCACTTCTTGTTATTCTTGTTATTCTATTTTTGATTATGAGAAAAAGAGGAAGTGATTCATCTACTCCTACCGATGATAAGAGGGATACAGTCGGACCAACTATTGAGGTTGGTAATTTACAGGCTACTCAAAACCCGGATAAATCTGATAATACGACTGAAAAGACTTCAACGTATATGATTAAACAAACGGAGGGATACGACTCGACTGCGACGACTTTTGATGATAAGGAACTTTCCAAGAATATCCAATTAGGTTTAACATGGAATAACGGTGGTGGTTTTGACGACGTTGAAGAAATTAGAGTTAAATGGGAACAGCAAGTAACTGATCCAGATGATGTTACTAAAACTATAAACAAGGTAAGAATGACAGAAGTAATAAAGAAAACCACTGATCCTATTAAATATTTTACACAATATTCATCTAATCTTAGTCATACATTTACCGCGAATAAAAAAAACCCATCAGCGGATGGTGTCGCCTTAGATATAGACGACGATAAAAAGTTTAGTGCCGTTGGTACAAACATGATTCACGTTTACTATATTGACAAGGACGGGAATGAAGTTAGATTAACAGGTGACGATGTACAAACGTATGTTGTTACGGTTGACATGCTTTCTGCAACAAAAGATTTAATACAAGCTAAGACGTATATTTACAAACCTACAACTGGTACTGCAACTATATCTGCGACTATAACTGATAACGAGTACTACCTGTATAGCGTCGGAATTAACAAAGATATGATTAAACATATTTCTAATAATGCTAAATCTGGTAAAATTGTTATATTACCCGAAGGTGAAAGTGCGACTAATAGTGTTGTTCGTTTAAAAGTGAAGTTGGACAATGATACTAGTGATGATAAATATTTTCTTAAACGGGCAACTACTTCTGGTGCTGATGGTAAAATAGAAATTGCGAAAAACAATACTACCACATTTGATGAATCGTATAAATTTGCAACTGTTAAAGGTTCAGGTTCGGGTGATGATGCGAATAAATATATACGATTTCGACAAACCGGTAGTGATAATACAGCGAATTTCATGATGGTTGATTTTAAGGATAATAAAAAATTAAAAATTAAAAGTTATACTGGAATCGATGATTTGTGTACAAACAATTCCCTCGATTTTATACTTTCTGCAACGGTACTACCTTATGTCCAAAGTAGATTTTCCGAAAATTCTGATGATTGCGTAAATGCACAAACCACAAATTAGCACTTAAAGAACACCCAAGTTGAAAATATATAAAGTAAAAAACAATTATTATAATAAAATGACTACTGTATCTATTAATAAAAATATTGACGTCATTCGTGATAACAACGTCTTGATGGAATATGTTGGTAAAAATACAAATGAATTAAAGCAAATGCTTTTAAAATTTATGGAGGAATCTGAACGAAGAGACTCCGAATCGGCAAAAATGATTACTCTTTTAACGAATGAAGTTAATGTTTTGAAAGAAGAATATACCAAGACTAATATATTGCTTGACAGTATGAAAGATAAACTTGAAAAATACGAACCTACCAAGCGTGTTTCGAAGAAATCCAGGGACGATTCTACACGGGTTCAATGTTCGTGTATGACAACTAAAGGTACACAGTGTACTCGATTTGTTTACGGTGGCGAAACCGTGTGTGTGATGCATAAAAGAATGCAAAACAAAAAAGATTTAAATAAACCTGTTGAAAGTGAAGTGGTTGAAAGTGTTGATGTTGTGAAAGATACAAAAGAACATTCTAATGTTAAAAAAGTGTCAAAAAGAGGGAAAAAACCAAGTCTTAAAAAAACTAAAGACCCCCCACCTATGCATAACCACGAGCCGGGTGAAAAACCTACACAACCATGTTCTTTGTGTGAATCTCACGGTGATATATTTGATCCAACTTTACCTGACCATGAATTTACGGGAACAGTTGTCGATGGTAAAACATTAGAGGAACGCTTAAGGATTGCTATAGAGGAAGAGGAACATGAAAGTAATCTTACCTCAAATACACACACTACTACAAGTGTTAAACCCGAAAAAAAGTCTTGGGCTGATATGGCAGATGAAGACGATGATATTATTTAAACGATGAATACATTATATATTTTATAAAATTTAAATTGATACCTCTTTAAAAAATTATAGTTTTTTAAACAGTTATATTTTAATAAAATTAATTTTTACTTTTTTCTTAAATTTTTGTTTTAACACCTTGTACAAATGGGTTCAAATTAATGATAGATTGCATTTTTTTACGTTCCAAAACACCTGCTACACACAATTCCTGCCATTGGTGTAATGAGATTTTGGAATCTTTTAATTCCTTCATAGTTTTTTCACTTTTCGTTAATATTCTTTCATCTAGTTTTTCGTCGGCAGCTCTCATGAGATAGAATGTCATCGCTGTTATATCATTTTCTGTGAATGTCTCCTTACTTTCATCACTGTTTATACTATCCGAATCAGATTTACCCAAATATGTTTTGCAGAAACAATCCTTAACAAGTTTTCTGAGTTCTTCGAAGTCTAAATCACCTTCACCACTTTCGTCGGCTTCTTTGAATACCTTTGATGCAACACATGCTTGAGCAGCATACTGTGCAGCTTCTTTAGCAACGTCAAACTCTTCTTGTATAATACTTTTGTATATTGGTGACTTTTCTTTCATCAAGTATTTAGCAACAAACCCAACAACTGATGAAGCGACACCCAAAAGAACCAAACCTGATGTTAATTGGAGTAATACAAATACATAATTGACTTCACCCACTAAACCACTTTGTTGAATATCGATTAAAATACCGTACCGGTAGAAGTCTGTATATATACCATTTGGCTGTCCTGTTGTTAAATTAACAGGATTGTTTATATCAAACATTGTGACGTTTGGTAACTGTTCGTAGTATATTTCATTACCTTTCGAAAACCACCCCAATTTTGGTTCAACGTTAACTATGGCATATATATCCTTTTTACCGATATTTGTCTTATCCGCGTGTAATTCATAATTATGATATTTAATCTTGATATTTAATCTTACACCACTTGTTCTTAC